CGGACGACTACGGTCTACCTTTGGTGGCAGCCAGGGGGGATCTGATGACTTTTTTGCGAGTGGGGCTAGTGTGCTCGTCGCTTGTGTCAGGAACTGCAGTGCGGTTGCATGTGTTGCTTCCGCGGTGGGTAGTGTTGTCGCTGCGCGTGGTGGGAAGCGTTCGCTCGGGGCTGTTGGGGCCCTTTGTAGCGTTGCTGCGGGAGCTTTGTCGGTTGTTGCTGACGTGCTTATGGACCATCAAGAGCGTGGCGAAGAGAGCCGCTTGAAGTGTGAGCGGTGGGTCCTAAGTCGTGGTGATATCGTGGATAAGCGGGTGCATGAGGTTGCTGCCGATATGGATGCTTGGGGGTTTGTGGACACCAAGATCCAGGTTACGGCGGAAGTCTCAGACCTCGTTAATAACTACGCATTTGGGAAGATGCGTAGTATGGAGGGTCAGGCTGATATGCTCCGTGTTGCTGAGGCAGTATGGAAGCAGGAGGATAAGTCAGTTGCAACAATGCTCATGCTGAAGGGCATGGCTGTTGCGGTGTACTGGACTGTCCCCGAGGCTGAGGTTCGCGCATTGCGGTATGGTGTCGAGGGTTCCAATGTGGGTTGGACTCGGCAGTATAACCGATTGCGGGACGTTGCTCCCCATATCCCACGATAGGAACTCCGCAGACCGTGTGTGTGTTGCAAGGATTCGGTTGTCGCTAAACCGATTGATCCGGATAGTGTTGTTGGTGTGGTGTCTTGGGCAGCGGATTGTGACCGGGTTAGTGATTACCAGGTCTTGTGTCCAATGCCTTTTGCGACCCATTATCAGGTGCAGAATGATTGTCAGCATAACCAGTATTTGGCGGCCGTTAATCGGGTAGCCTGTGCTTGGGTACAGCCCACTAAGAGGGGGTTGAGCGGTTTGAAGCAGATTGGGTGTGACCTTGTCCGTTACTTAGGACAGAGGACACCCATTGGCTTTGAGGTGTGGGGTGCGAAATATACTGGGCAAAAGAGGGCCCGGTATTTGCGTGCCATTGACTCGTTGCGGGTCAGACCCATATCCGCTAAAGATGCTGTCATTCAGGCGTTTGTTAAGCTTGAGAAGCTGGCTGACGTCCACAAGGACCCAAGGATGATTCAGGCTCGTGGTGCTCGTTTCAATGTTGAGGTGGGTAATTACCTCAAGGCCTTTGAGCATGATTTGTACGGTGTGCGCGGCTCTGGGCCCATGGCTAAGTGGTTTCCGCCTGGCCGGGCCATTGTGAAGGGGATGAACCCCGTGGCCCGTGGTGCTCTTATTGAGCAGCATTGGGCTTCGCTGCGCCACCCTGTGCAGTTGGCACTGGATTGCTCAAGGTTTGATGGGCATGTGTCTGAGCAGGTGTTGCGGTTTGAGCATGGAGTCTATGAGGCTCTGTTCAATTATGATCCGTATTTACGGTCGTTGCTTGCGCGACAGCGGTACAACGTTTGCTATACCCGGAGTGGGTTGCGCTACGTTGTTCGCGGTAGGCGTATGAGTGGCGACATGAACACTGCTTTGGGGAATTGTGTTCTGATGATCTGTATGATGGGTGTTGCAATGCGACGCCTGGGGTTGAAACCCAGCCAGTGGCGCATGGCGGATGATGGGGATGACTGTTGTGTAATGGTTGAGGCCGACGTTGCTGACATGGTTGCTTTGCAGCTTCCGGTCGTGTTTCGTGAGTTTGGACAGGAGTTGAAGATTGAATCTGTTGCCAGGACGTTGGGCACGGTCAGCTTGTGTGGAGCTCGACCTGTGCGGGTCTGTGGGCAGCGGGTCATGGTACTCCATCCTAAGCGAGTAATCGGGAAGACAAGGCTCGGTATAAAGAGTAGGTCTGAGAAGTTTATCGCTGATTACGTGAGCACGGTTGGTGTTGGCTTGTTGGCTTTGCACAGTGGTGTGCCTGTCTTGCAATCACACGCTCTAGCGTTAAGGCGCGCTAGTAAAACTCCGCTTAGGGAATTGCCAGGTGCTTACCTTTATCGGTTGGCATATTTGGCGGACCCGTACGCTGTCGTCGCGCGCCCCGTGACCTTGGAAGCTAGGTTGGACTTCGCAGTCAGCTTTGGAGTGGATATATCTGCCCAGCTGGAGCTAGAGGCTTGGTTTGACCTGCTTACCCGAGAGCAGATACTAGGGTTGGCACCGCCCCGTGAGGTGCCGGGAGACAAATACGATGGTGAAAACTAAAGTTTTGTCCCCGGCCGCTGGCAGGCGGAGGGGTCGTAAGATGGCAGCGTTGGTTAAGCAGGTTGAGAAGATGGTTGTTGCACCCGCAGTTCCAGGTCAGGGAATTAGTCGGGGTGCGCGGCGCAGGAGGGCTCAAGGCCGTGTGGGGCCTATGGAGTATGTTGAGGCACCCGTTGCTTTGGGTGTTAGGCGTGTTAATCCGGTAGCTCGTGTGAGTGGCACCGGGAATGTAGTGGTTGTTCAGCACCGTGAGTATGTGGCCGATGTTATCGGTTCAATTCCGTACTCTGTGTTAGGATATGCCGTTAATCCCGGTGTTAGCACGACTTTCCCCTGGTTGTCAGTTTTGGCGCGAAACTTTGAGAAGTATCGGTTTCGTCGCCTTGATTTCTGCTTTGAGAGTAGTGTAGCTACTACTGCTGCGGGTGTTGTGTTGTCGGCCATTGATTTGGACGCTAACGACCCTGCTCCGCCGTCTAAGCAGGTGATAATGGCATACCAAGGCGCATCGCGGTCCAATGTTTGGATGGAGAGTTGTACGAGATTGCCTGAGATGCAGCCCGAGCTTTATGTTCGGACAGCTACCGCGCCAGCGGGTACCGACATCAAGACTTATGATGCCGGCAACTTGTGGTTGGCGGTTCAGGGTACAATTGATAGTACCTCTGCGATTGGCGAGCTTTATGTGGATTACGTGGTTGAGTTACACGTGCCACAGTTGGCTGCAGTTGCTAATAA